ACCACACAATTAAAAAATAAATGTATAACTTGTGGCACGGATCTTAAGAAAGAAGAGCTTCCGGAAAATAAAGGAGAAAAGTTAATGGTTCCTTTTCATCCGACTCCTATTCCTTATGAATGCTTTATTTGCTATTGTAAACGAGCTGATTTAGATGGTCCTGAAAATAATATGCATCCGAACCATGAAACAGATTTAAAGCTCCATGATGAATTTATTAATAATTTAAAAGAAGCTAGAGCGAAGAGGAGAAAAATTAATTGAAAAAAAATAATAAATACAACTACTTCCGTGCACCACGGACCGAGATCCACGGCTCACGGACCTATGACATTCTAGGCCTTCGGTTACCAAGCGTCACGTCTGTCCTTGCAAAAACGAAAGATCAGTCGTATATAACGCGTTGGAAGGAAAAAGTAGGTGAAAAAGAAGCAGAACGAATCAAGAATCATAGTAGCAAGCGCGGGACTAGCATGCACAAATTCCTGGAGAAGCATATCGCAGGGCATGGATATGAAGACCTTACGGAAATTGGCATCCAAGCCAAGCCGATGGCTCAAAAGATTATTGAAATAGGATTCACTCCTATCACAGAATATTACGGAAACGAAGTAACCCTCTACTACCTGGGCCTCTACGCAGGGGCTACCGACTTAGTCTGTCGGCATAATGATTTAGACACCATTGTAGACTTCAAGCAAGCTAATAGGCCGAAGCAAAAAGACTGGATTGAAGACTACTTCTTACAAGTAGCTGCCTATGCTATGGCTCACGACCATTTATTTAAGAGTGAGATTCAACAAGCCATTATAATGGTATGCACTCCTGACCTATATTACCAAGAATTCAAAATTCAAGGGACAGAATTAAGGGACTGGAAACATAAATTTTTAAAACGATTAGATCAATACTATGAATTGATACGAGATTATAAGGAGGAAACTCACATTGATACCTCAGAATTATTAAAAGAATTTGAAAAAAATGGAAAAACCTAAAATATATATTGGAATGCCTTGTTACGATTCGGTCAGAGTAGAGACAATGATCTCTCTGTTGGATACCTTCAGTGCATTGGGTAAAAGCGGAATAGAAGCTAGATTCCAAACCGTTAAATCTTCTTTAGTAACCCATGCAAGAAATTTATTAACCTGTGGTTTTTTACAAAGTGATTGTGATCATATGCTATGCGTAGATGCAGATGTTCAATTTGCGCCCGAAGCTGTTATGCGTATGCTGGTACCCAAAGAGTTCATTGTCTGCACTCCTTATCGAGTTAAAGAAGATCCACTTAAAACAAAGTATACCATTAAATTTAAAGATCCTGATAAGATCAAGATTCTACCATGGGATATGGTGGAAATAGAGGAAGGTCCAGCTGGGCTCATGCTCATTCACAGAATCGTATTTGAAAAACTTATGGATAAGCATCCAGAACTTAAAATAGAATTTGAAGACTCTGCTAAAGATAAAATGAATAAAGAGATAGGAGCCATCGAAGATGCGATCGGCAGATACATGTATAATTTTTGGGATACAACATTTAACCTGGGGACAGGTGAATGGAAGGGAGAGGATTTAGCTTTTTGTCAGCGCGCAAGAGAAGCCGGCTTTAAAATCTACGCAAATTTAGATTCAACAACAGTCCATCATGGTACATGGGGGTGGCAAGGAAAATTTGGTGATACACTTAAAACTAATAAAGAGAACAAAATTGAGAAATAGGGCCCGCACCCGTACAGGGTTTAATGGAATCCTGCAACAAGCTGACTCAGCCGCGGTCAACCCTTATTCATATAATGCTGAATCAGTGCCCATAAAGGAGGAAATATGAGAGACTCAGGCACAATAAGAGAGAGGATCTTTAACGCTTTAATCAAGCGTTACGCAGCTGATCAGGAGGAGGCGTTGATTAAGATCGATGCACTTTTGAAAGGGGAAGTCGTACCCGGGCATTATGCTCTAACGGAGGACATTGATAAGATTCTAGCCAAAGTCGCTTTTGCTGCAGAAAAGATGGCAACATTAAGGCGATTCTATGGCACAAATTAGGCAAGAACTTTTTTACGTAAAAAAGTGATTAATACCAACAAAAGTTCCCCCTCGAGAGGGTTGATGGAACTTCCAAAGGAACTTTTTTTTGACCTAGAACCGTTGGTACATATAGATTTTAATGAACAAACAGTGAAAAGTTCCACGTTCTTTTCATTTTTTCTTCCGTAAGAAGATATTTAAAAATGATTTAAATAGTCTATAGTGACTATCAGAGGAGCCCTGGCTAGCATGAAGCGCAAGAAATCAAAATATAGGCACGTTGTAATCAATAAGAAGAGATATTATTTCTATAAAATCTCTTGGATAGATATTACCGGGGATGCTGGTCATGCCACTGCGGAGGAGTTTAATAAATTTGAATGTTCGAAGATGATTACCTTTGCATATGTTTATAAGAAAACTAAAAAGTTCATTTGGACCTTCAGCAGCTATGATACAAAGGATGAAGTATTTTCAGACAGAAATGTTATGCCTGTAGGATGTGTATTGAAGGTGGAGAAAAGAGATGCATGATGAAGCTGAGTTCGGTGTTGACGATATTAGTGAAGAAGAGTACAACAAATTAAAGGAGAAAACTATGCCAAAGAAAAAGAAAAAAGTTAAGAAGAAAAAGAAAAAAGCTAAGAAAAAGAAAAGATAGTGGGGAATCCGGATAAGGTAATAATTATAACTTTACTAGTACTGAGTGTGGTGTTGATTTATTGCCTTGTCTTGAACGTTTATTAGATGTGGATTTTATTTTCAATGTTGGTGACGGCCTTTGTGCTGGCTTATTGGTTATCTTACTGGATGGCGGGGTGACATTTAAAATTGGTGCATAATCGTCTAAAATTTGTTTCATTTTCGCTTCTAGTTCTTGCTCTGACATGTCTTCTAGTTTCCCATGCTTTATTATTTTTCGTTCTATGTATAATCCTGCTGCCTTGCCTCGGTTTGTTTCAGCGTTTACTGCAGAGGAAAAGCTCCCTTTCTTCAAAGCCAATTCCTTTATCCGTGCCAGCTCAGCAACATGGCCATCATAACTAACTGCAAATTTTTTAAGTCTTTCTTCTTTTAATTTTCCTACATGCTGTACTACTAAGGGACTGAGTCTAGGATTCAACAGTTCTGATCCTTCTGATCTTGCTCTTTTAGAACTGTAACCAGCCGCTATGGCTGCTTCACCCTGAGTCATAGGTCCATCTACTCCGCCGAATACTACGAACTCAGCGAATCTCATTTGCATTTCAGTTAATCGTTTAGGTACGCCCATATTGACAATTTAAGGTAACATTGATAAAAAGTCAATATGTCTACAGATGAAATGGAAAAATATAGAGACAAAGACCGACAGCAAGAAGCCGGTGCTTGTATAATAGGGGAAGCCAGAAAAGATAGAGAAGAACCCAACTGGAAAGAAAAGTATAATAAGGAGCGCAAGCTTCGTCAGGAAGCGGAGGGTGAGTTAAGTATACTTAAAGGAATTGAAACAAATCGAGTGAAGGAAGCCCAGGCTATGTGTGATAATTTATCCCTGGAGTCGGATCGAATCAAAAGAGACAATGTTAATCTATATAACCGAATTGCTGAACTCATTGAGGTAGATGAATCACATCAAAAATTAAATGGAAAATTACAGGAAAGATTGACAGAGTTGGAGGAAGAGAATAAGAAGATGCACGGCGTACTCAATAAAAGAATGAATAATATTCGAAAGTCAGGATTGTAATGACAGAACATAAAGAAACAGAAGAATTACCTCTTTTAATAGATGGGTATAGAAAAGAAATTTGGAAGTGGAAACAAAAAGAAGCTCAATGGATAAAAGATAAGAACATATTAGATGGGTGTAAAAGAATCGTAGATGAACTTTCAACTAAGATTGTTGAACTCACAAAAGATAATAAAAGATTAGCAGATCAACTAGCTACTAGAATAGAGCAATTAACCAAGGCTGGATTCTAATGCGTGTACAAGACTTACAAGAGTTTCTTGCTAAATTTACTGAAGGATCAGACGCTATTAAGAATGCACATATATTTGTAGAAGTGGGTGGTAAACTCGCTGAAGTAAGAAGAATGGAAGTGCATGAAAATTCTATGCCAATTGTAGGACACATAGGACATACAGCACATAGATTAGTTTTAAAAACTCAAAAACCATCTGATATTATACTTCCAGAGAAGCTTCAAAAAGATTATTAATGCATGAGATTGTTCCCTCAAAAATCAAATGGCTCCTGAACGTAAATTATATCAAGATCTTAAAAAAAATACGTGCTCCATTATCTGGAATCGTATTGAAAACCTTAGCTTACTTGGTATGCCTGATGTGTTGGGTTACAATACTTCTGGCGT